TAGATGGTCGATAGAACTGTCGTGTAAAGCGAAGATCCAATCTTTTTGATTTTCATGTATTCTTTTTGATGTTAGTGATGTGAGGAAATTTGCACTGCTACCCGTTCCCATCATGTAGTCTGCCTCATCGTAATCCAAGAAATCCAAGGGATGCAAAGAGCCGTTCCAAACGGTGTTCCCTGTGACTTGAGTTACTCCTGTCGTTTGAACTATTGGAGTCGTTGCTCCAGTGCTGTACTCATAACCGAAGTCAAGAATGTAATCAAACACAGAATTAGAACATCCACTCGCTGCCGTGTCGTTGTAATCCCAATCATAAGTCACGTAATCGCCTAAAATCCGTGAGATGTTAAATACACCCTCATCTGATGAGCTGTAATGTATGGGAGCTTTTAAACGGTTCAGAAGTGTACCCGATCCGTTCTTGATATCGCAGATAAATTTAAAATTGAAATTAGAAGTTATTGCCGTGCTGCTTTCATCTACAACCCACAGATTATCGTTATAGGCTGGTTGATGTGTTCCACTGACTTGGTGACTTGCTGATAGTGCCATCTATTTATAATTAAGAAATCAAGCGAAGTGGCTGAATTAGAGCAGTTCGTTTAAACAAGCACAGACATAAGATTCAAAACCTGATGCTGCCGCCTTCTCTAATCGCTTCTGCCTTTGTTTGCTGATGGTGGTGTGAAATGCAAGGGTATTCAAGAACTCAGTTAATGGCATCTCAAGTATAGCATCCCACTCCTGCCGTCTTCCACCTGCTAATCTATCGACGAGTCCGAGCCATCCGAAAACATCTCCTTTGCTTTCTTCACCTCCTCCTTCAAATAGGTTAGGGTAGTTTTTAATAATTTCGGATAGAGTGCCGAAAAAAAAAGCGAGTATTTGTAAAATTGTGGAGCAGGTAGATCCTTAAAATTGTCAACCTTCCACTGATAGTCATCCTCTATTTTGCGCCCAAAGATGTTAACTCGGTATGATAAACACGCAATAATCTTGTGTAACGCCTCTATCTTATCGCTATCACCTAACTCTTGCAGTTCAATGAAGTGGTGAGCCTCCATGGACTTGGCATTCTTCACGAGCTTGAATCTTCTGCCCTTGTGTTTGAATGTCCATTTCAATCTGTGCTTTGGTTCTTGTTCTAAAAACGACAAGTCAATTTTCCTCAAGTCATTCAATGTCCACTTCTCAACCTCCTCATACGTCAGCCCTTTAATTATCGCTACCGTGTGAGCTGTTTTCTCTATCGGGTTAAGGTCATCAGGAAGCTCTCCAATCTCTTGGAGCATTCCGATTGTAATATCTTTCCATTTAAGCATAGTAAAAAAGTCCTGGTTTGTTGTGTTGTTTGCAATCATTGGCAAGAGCTAACGCCATCACGCAGTCATCGTGCAGCCCTTGTGGTGCTGTGTATCTCACTCCTGTTCGTGTGTATTCAAATTCAAAGTTACGCATTTCATCGGCAATCACGCCTTCAGGGAATTTAACTTGCTGCCCTTGTACTGCCACTACTAACCCTTCAATCAGTTGTTGCTTTGATTGGCTCGTAAATTTAAATCCTTTGATTCTTGGATGCTGCCTTTGTAGTTGCTCCACGATAGGATCACCGACTCCTGTACTATCCACAAAAGCAGGTGTGTTCCCTATGGTTGCCGTTATCTTCTGAAGTGTCTGTGACCAATCTGATTGGAATCTGTCAAAGTGAACGACCTCTCCCTTTTCGTTTAGTCCTATGATAACCGTCCAGTCAGTGTACTTGGCAAGGTCAATTCCGTAAGCCGTTGGGGTGCCTGTACTCTGTTGAATACAAGCGTTGATGTTCTCATGTCCGAACGGATTAGAATTATCGTCAGCAGGTTCAGCCAAGTATAACTCTTTAAATACATACTCAGGTAAGTCACGTTTGGCTTGTTCTATCTCCTCACGTTCAATGATGCCTTCATCTGCCGCATCGTAAGCTGTGATTTTGAAATACTCCATGTTCGGATCACCTGACTTTGCCCTCTCACCTAATTTATAAAACCAATTCTTCTTACCCTTGACGTTTCCTATTAGCTTACATTTGCCCTGTGTTGCCGTTAGGGTTGAACGTAGAGCAAACCAACTATCTTCTCTTGCTCTTGATGCTTCATCAAATACCGCAGCATACACATCGTCCCCGTAAAGGTTATCAGGCTTTTCTGCTGACTTAAACTCAATCCTTGAGCCTACTGGTGTGATTAGTGTTAATTTGCTCTCATTGGATACAAAGAAGTTTTTCTCTGTCACCTGTGCCTTCATCCTTCTGAATGCTATCTCCGCTTGTTGGTACACAGGAGCAACCCACCACACCGATTGATTTTCTTTCAAACTTAAAGACTGCTCAAACAACCAAATGATATGAGATGCCGTTTTACCCGTCTTAGTCGATGCAGCCGTTATCGTGTAACGTGCATCTGAATCTAAGATGGCTTTTTGGTAGCTCGTCAGTTTTGGTCTTGAGTAGTTTATTTGCATACTTGCCTCAGTAGGTCTACACGCTTTTTGTTGATCGTATCAAGGTTATGGTGTTGGTTGCAATACTGGTAATTAATCTCACCTACCTCTTTGACTTTGTCTGACTTGATTAGCTTTCCAATCTCAGACCAATCGTTATTCTTAACAAAGAAACATCCAAGGTTATCTCGGTGGTTCGTGTATGGCTCAACTGCACTTACAAAGATAGGCAACTTGTAGGCTGCCGCTTCTAAGATTTTCAGCTCTGACTTGTAACGGTTAAACTGTGTTTTTTGCAGTGGTGCTAAACAGATATCTATTTCTGAGTAATACTTGCCGAACTCGTTTGCTTTTGTTCCTACCCTTGTCTGAAACCATTCTGGTCTTTTATGTCTTGGCTCTCCTGTGATTGCTTTCTCCATCGTTGCCCAATCAGGAACATTCTCATGAAAGCCACACATTAGGAATCTCGCTCCGTATTCCTCACAGATAGGCTTTATTTTGTTTGTAAGCAACTTTAAGTCTTCGGTGTGTGACAAACCTCCTACCCAACCGATAGTGAAAGGATGCTCCGTTTCTGCTTTCCATTGGCTTTGATTGTAGTCTAAAGCATTGGGAACGATAGTGACGTTTGTATTGAACTCCTTGACCTTCTCCTCAAGTTGTGGAGTGGTCACCATCACTGCATCTGCATAGTGTAGGCTGTCTTTTATTCCGTTCTTGATGTAAGCACGATAGAACTTGTACGCTGGGTTGTACTTCGGTAGCACCCAATAGTCATCAATATCAACGATGAAAGGGATTTTCTTTTTTGCGAGTACCGGTAAGATGTTGTATTGGAGTTTTCCTAGCCATCTGTTGAATACCACGCAATCGTATTTCTCAAAGGGCAAATCTGCCCATTCATTCTGATCCACGGACACATCAACTGTGATTCCGTAGTCAATTTGAATTTTGACATAAGGGGTGTATAGCCTGTGAAAGCTAACCCCATTCATGCCGTCAAGTAATAGAAGTACCCTCATTAGAAAGGCATATCATCCTTTTCCTTCGGTGGTCTTGGAACTGCCACATAGTGAGTAGCCTTTGACCTGTCGTTCTGCGTCTTGAGTTTCTGCACTCTGATTCGCACATCTCCGTACTTGTTAATCTCAAGCTTCCCGTCTGCAAGTGCTTGTTTGAATTTGTCCACGTTCACCGTGATGTTTAAGCCGTAGTCATCTGACCAAGCGTTTCCTAAAAATGTAATTTCATCCATATTATTTACCTTTTGTGTTTAGTCTAAATTTAAAGTCACGTTTACAACCTTTGCCTCAACGGTTGCGTCTACGGTTTCTTTGGGCTTACCATATACCCTACTCAACAAAGTATCCATTGAATAGAGTGATCCTTTCTCATACGATTTAATGATAGCCTTTGCAACTGTCTTTTCTAACATGGTTGCTCCTTCGTTTTTGAGTACCTGTTTAATCTCCTTCTCATCCATTGCCATGATTGCCTGAATGCTGTCGTTCACTTCTGAAAGCTTGTAGCCTTCCTCCTTCATCAAGGTGGTGAACTTTTTAGGTCTGCCGTTAGGGTTGTTGGTTTCCCCTTTCTCAGGTACTTTGAGTGTGCCTCCGTTTCTGCCTGGTATCTCTTTCATTACTTTGTTCTTACTTTGTAATTACGTTCATTCATCTTTACCTTATGGACAACCTTGAGCATCTCTTTGTCCGCTTTGTTTCCTTCGTACTTTTCATGGCAAGGTCTGCATACTGCCATCAGGTTTTCTATCACATCTTTAGTTTTACTTCCTCCCATTCCCCTTGGTTCAATGTGATGAATATCATTTGCAGTGCTTCCGCATATCTCACAAGGTATCCAATCGGTTGTGTCGTAGCCGAAATAGTTTAGATATATTTTGGTGTGCTTTTTCAAAGTCTAATTACTTGACAGTTCGTTCTAGCTTTTAGCTCGTGCATATGCTGATTGTGAGCGTTAAAGTTTGTTCCTTGCTCTCCTCTGATATAGTGTTCAGTTAGCCCTTGGTATAAATCACGACCTCCATCTATTCCTAACGTATATACTTGGTCAAATCTATTCATCAGTAGTTCAAATGCGAATGAGCTTGAGTTGAAAGTTCTGAATGTGTAATGCCCAATATTCGGATCAATCTTGAATTGCACAAAGATGGTGTTGTCATATATCTTTTTATTGCAGGTTCTGGTCAGAATAAAACGTGCCTTGTATTTTCCGTTTATATATTTCTGTGGTTCGTTGTAGATGGGTGAATCATGAAAGGCTGCTATATCTGCGTATCGTGTTTTTTCCAATGCTCCGTTAATTGTCCAGACGTTATAGTCTAACATCATAGAAGCATCCCACCTCTCAAGAGATGGACCGGTACCAACAACGAGCCAAGGTTTATCCTTCGCCCAATCCTGTTGAATTATCTTCGTTACGCACGACACGTTTTCTACGCTTTTTTTTAACGGGTTGCTC